ATATCGACCGCTTGGATGACTACGAGTACGCAATGTTCCTAGCTTATGGCGACACCTTCAGAAATCAAACGTCAGGTACAGCTAGAGAAGGAAGCGATCAGCTGTGGCCGGATGAGGCTGCACGAATCCTTGAAGACGTTAGAGACGAAATCTTACGCGTCGGCAAGCGTGTACGGGACAGCATCTATAACCAGCGCTCTACCTGGCGTTATTAAAGAAGTAGAATCTTCTTTCAATAAATTAAACAAAGGGCAGGCTGGTCAGTATTATAAACCTATAGCTCAACATCTAAATGAATTAGAACCTTTAGCTATTGCTACTATTGCTTTAAAACTTACATTTGATAAAGTATTTAGTATGCAACGAGACGCTAATTTATTAGTGCCTGTGTTTATAGCTATAGGTACAGCATTAGAGAATGAGTGTAAGTTTAGGTGGTACCGCCACCATCATCCTGGCTTGTTCCGCTATATAGAGGATAAGTATTTCCACTCATCCTGTGGTACTGCACAAAAGGTTAGCATTGCTAGTCAGATGTTTGGTAAGCGTGACATACGTTGGCCTAGCTGGAACCTTAAAACTAAAACCTTATTAGGTAAATGGGCTTTATTAGCTATAATAAACTCCACCGGATGGTTCCAAGTCAGCAAGAAGAAGCTACCAAGGAAACGGTATTCATACCGTGTTGTACCAACCCCTGAGTTTGATGCTCAAAAAGAACAGCTCATTAAAACAGCTGAGTTGTTTAGTGGTATACCCTGGCCTATGCTCATAGAACCTAATGATTGGTCCTATAGTAGTGACGGGTCTATCAACCATGGTGGGTACTTGACTAATCAGCTTATGAAAGGTCATGAACTGACTCGTCGCGGTAACCCCATCATAAGACACGGGAGGATTCCTCTGGAGTTCCTGAACAAGCTACAGAAAGTAAGCTACCGTGTGAATAAGCACGTCCTGTATACTGCAAGGTGCCTTAGAGATAGAGGAAGAGTAGTAGGAAAGTTTATTCCTATACATGAATCCTTTAAACCTCCTAAACCTCCTGATATAGCTGATAATGATGAAGCTAGACAGAAGTATAAGAGGGAGACAGCTGAGGCATACAATGCTGATCGGATTAATTTCAAAAGATCAGTCAGAACAAGGACTCAATTAGAGGCAGCTGAGAAATTTAAAGATGAGGTCTTCTATTTATGTTGGTCTTTCGACTACCGTGGTAGAGCATACCCCATTCCTGCCTTCCTCACGCCTCAAGATACTGACTTCGGTAAGTCACTGATTAGGTTTGCTGATGAATCTAAGGTTACAGATAATGCCCGTTTATGGTTAGCTTTCCAAGTTGCTACCACTTTTGGTAAAGATAAAGAAAGTATTGAAGACCGATACAAATGGGTAGAAGATAACCTAGATTTAATCACAAGGGTTGCAATAGACCCGATAGATAGTCTTCCTGAATGGGAAGATGTAGAAGAACCGTGGCAATTCATGGCTGCATGTCATGAGTATTACCATTGTTGTATATTAAAAGATAAAGAAACCACAGGACTGATGGTAGCTGTAGACGCTACATGTAGTGGTCTACAAATACTAGCTGGTTTAGCTAAGGATCAATCCACTGCTAGTCTAGTTAATGTCTGTCCTGGTGATAAACCTAGTGATGCTTATAAAGCTGTTGCCATTGAAGCCAAGAAGTATCTGCCTCAGCGGATGCACGCTTGGATGGACAGGAAGACGGTCAAAAGGACCGTGATGACCATACCCTACAACGCTACTAAAGATAGCTCTCGTAGGTACATACGGGAGGCTCTGAAGGATAAAGGTATTGAACATACCCCTGATGAACTAACTGAGGTTGTCAGTGCTGTCTATAAAAGTATGGATGCTATAGTGCCTGGACCAATGCGTGTTATGCATTGGATTAAGAAGCATGTCGGAGAGTATATAAAGAATGGGGCAACTGAGGTTGAATGGATAACTCCATCTGGTTTTATTGTCAACCAAAAACGTAACCTCATTGAAACTAAGCGTATGGAATTAGAATTACTAGGACGTGTGTCTATCCGTTTACCTAATGGTATCGAGACACCATCCGTTAGTAAGCATAAGTCTAGTACTGCACCTAACTTTATACATTCTTTAGACGCGTCTATCTTGCACTGTTCTTTTCAACAGTTTAATGGACCATTTACAGTTATCCACGACTCTGTTCTTACAAGAGCAGGAGACATGGGAACACTCAACTCGCTTGTGCGAAGGACATACACATCCATTTTCACAAGTGATTGCTGGCTTACACGATTTGGAGAAATCATCAACGCATCAGAACCGCCACCAATCGTCGGAACATTAGATCCGAAGGTTGTACAAGAATCCACTTATTTTTTCTGCTAACACCACATGGCTACTACACATGTAACCAAAGAACCCGTCATGCTTGAGGGGTTCCAAGCTATCCTCAAAGTTGGGGATTATGGAAAGTTTAAACTTGAAGCACTACTACCTAAGGACATGATCGACTCCCTAGAGGATGAACGAGAAGGTCTCTTAGACTGGGCTAGAAGCAAGGCCAAGAACCCCAAGAGGGTCACGGTTAAGCCTGAGCCCTGGGAAGAGTTAGACAGCCGTCCTGAGGTCTATAAGACCCGGTTCAGCTGGAAGGAGGATCAGCCTGTACCTATCGTTGATACGGAAGGCACAGCTGTTACAGATAAGGAGACTCCTATCTACAGTGGTAGTACAGTTAAACTAGCCTTTACACAAAAACCTTATATCCTCCCAGCAGGGGACATTGGTACAAGTCTTAAGCTCAAAGCTATTCAATTAGTTAGTCTTAACTCTGGTGCTGGTGTCATTGACACAGGAGACTTAGATGCTGAGGAAGCACAAGCCTTGTTTGGTAAAACCAAAGGTTTCAAGGTAGAGTCACCTAGTCCTACAGCTGACCCAGATAAGGAGGAAGACGAGGACTTTTAAATGAGAAGCGGCCTTGAGATACAGGTGGCTGAACTACTAGATGAGTTGAAGATTGATTACGAATACGAACCTGACAAGGTTAATTACGTCATTGAGGCTAGGTATATCCCTGACTTCAAGGTTGGGGATATTTACCTCGAAACTAAGGGGTTCTTTAAACCATCAGACCGTCGTAAGATGCTAGCTGTTAAGAAATGTAATCCCGATCTAGACATTCGCCTGGTATTCCAAGCACCGTATAATAAAATATCAAAACGATCGAAGACCACTTATGCCAAGTGGGCCGAGAAGCACGGCTTCCCTTGGTGTGCCTACTATGCAATCCCAATTAACTGGCTCAGATGAAGGATCAGAGTTCTGCTATCATTTACCATGCCCTAGTTGTGGCTCGTCCGACGCTAACAGCATGTACGATGACGGCCATACTTATTGCTTCAGCTGTAATGCTAGAACAGCTGGAGAACATCCACCATCATCGCCGACCCGCACCACCGCTAGTAAAGTTATGATGAAAGGCGACCCGATTCGGTTAAAGAAGCGGGGACTAACTGAAGAAGTATGCCGTAAGTTCCGTATTCACAAGGATGGGGACGTATTACGTTTTCATTACTTTGATAAGAAGGGGCACTTAGTTGCGGCAAAGATAAAAACTAAAGACAAAGATTTCTATTGGGACGGAAAGAACACTGACCATCAACTATTTGGTCAGAACCTATTCCCGGATAAAGGGTCAAGACTGACTCTATATGAAGGTGAATTGGATGCCGCATCAGGTTATGCTGCTATGCCGACTTGGCCTCACATGTCCGTCCCTAATGGAGCTGCGGGTGCTAAGAAGGATCTACAACGTGTACTAGACTTAACCCAAGACTATGACGAAATTGTTCTATTCTTTGATAATGACTCAGCTGGTATTAAGGCAGCCGAGGAATGTGCCCAGCTTCTACCACCGGGTAAAGCAAAGATTGCTCGGATGGAGAAGTATAAAGATGCCTCTGATGCCCTTCAACAAGGCGACATGGAGGCAATTAGAAAAGCTATCTGGGACGCCAAAACGTACCGTCCT